CACCGCTCAATGCGGCCCATGACCATTCCGGCCTCGGCCTCATCGAACGCCGGCCCGTCTTTGTCCATGCGGATCTTGGCGAACAACTCGGCGTTAATCTGGCCAAGGTTGACGTCCTCGCTCTGGGACTTTCCGCGCCCCAGGAATCGGCGGATGGTGCGCTGGGCACGAGCCCAAGCGCACCACTCGTCATCGGTCGGGAATCGGACCGTGCAGGTCTTTTCGCTACCCGACAGGATCGACACCACGAAGGGCGCCGCTGCGTTAAACGAACGCTGTGTTGTAATCGTCTCGTCCATTGATCTCCCTTTTAGCTCGAAGCCTGACAAATGCCAGCCTGGGGCGTCTTGATGGTGAACGTCACCAGGCCATTGGTGGGATCGTAGAGTTGCGTTCCGGTGACCGCCAACGTCACGATGCCATCGGTGTTGCCCAACTCGGCGGTGCTGAATGCCATCTTCTGCACCAGTGCAGTGAAGGAATTGTTTGTGTCCTTCGTCAGCGTAATGGTTGCCGTGCCCGTGGTGAGGGCGATGAGGTTGGCGTATTCCGTCGAGCCATACTGCACGCGGACCACGGTGTTGAGGCCGAACACACGGTCGCCCCACTCGAAGCGCCCCTGGATCTGGTAGCCATCCTGGGAACCGGAGCCGGGGAAGAAGCCGGGCCGGAAGTTGTTCTCCCAGGACATATCAGCGGAGACAAACTGCTTACCGGAGCCTCCGGTCAAATAATCGATCCCGTTGATGTTCAGCGCGCTAATCATGCCCGCATTGAACTCGTGCAGCGTTGCCGCCGCAGGGAGCGTGATGGTGCTTGGTGTGGCGTACTGGCCAGTGGTGACGATTTCCGCCGTGCACATTACGCTGGCGCGGCCGGGAGTGTTTTTGATGGAGAGCTTCCAGCCCTTCACCGCGCACCCAACCAGGATCTCGTCAAGCACTGCCGACCCACCCGGCCGGATCTGCTGCACGAACGAGAAGTAGGGCAACTCGAGGCCGGTCGGATTCGTCGCGCCGAGGGCGGGGACGATCACATACTGGCCGGTGGACGCCGTGACGTTGCCCAAAGCGAACGCGATTACCCACGCCAGCCACTCCGAAGATCCATACTTCGTGATCTCGTAGACGGGCATGTTGTAATGCGACTTGAAGAGCATCGTCGGAAACTCATGCCCTTTGCCGATCTCAGCCCGGTCATCCTCGTTCACCGGCACCTTCGCCCACGGCTTCGTGTTGAGGTTCGTGAGCCGCCAAATCTGGGCCAGTGTGTTCGGCGTGACGATGTCGGTCTGCTTGCCGAATCCCCAGCCGTTCATCAGTTCGTTGATGTTAGCCATGCTACTTTCCCTCCGGCGCCGGGGCTACCGGCTGTTTGAAGCCCTTCGGCGCCGGCACTTGGTGCCAGCCGGCCGCCATAAGCGGCGTCAACTTTTCGGCGGTCGCCTCGACTTCCTTAGTGTCGTCGCCCTGTGGCGACTGCATGAAAACGATTGCTGCGCTCATGGTGGTTCCCCCTTACGGATTCATCGATTCAATCAGTGGCACCCGCACCTCGAAGTATTCAAAGGTGGCCCCGTCCGCGCTGATGAGGACGCTGTTACGTTGCGCGGTCGGTAGGTAAAAGTCCATCGGCTCGCAGTGCGCGTCGATGGGCGTGTGTAGCAATTGCAGTGTGCTGCCTGTCGGCAGGCCGTTGACAATCAGGTTGAACATGTCCTCGTATCCAACACTGGCTGCCTCGGGCGCGCGCAGGTACAACGAGAAGTCGTGAACAAAGACAAGCATATTCCCAAGCCGGCCCGGCCGCGTTCCCTGCCACGCGACAAGGATCGATCCGAGAGGCATCGCCAGGATCGCCAGGCGCGTGTTGTTCTGGGTCTGCTTTCCGAAGACGGAAGCATTCTCCGTGTAGTACTGGATGCGCGCGGACGGGTTCTCGCCACCCAGTGCAGCCACCAGGTCCGGGACGTTCTGCAGCGCGGTGACCCACTCGCCGAGGATAGTCTTGGGATTAATCATGATGTGCTCCGGGCCATAAGCACGAGCGGAACCAAACCGGACGCATCGGGCTGCCGCACGTTGCTAACCACGAACTGCGTGCCCCATGCGGTAACCCAGTCGCCGCGGGTCGGGTAGCTCGGGATATCGGCGGGGTTAACGGAGATCTCTTCGATGTTCCCCACCTGACCAGACTCGTCGCCGGGACGCCTATGCCGGACGCCGATGATCGTTAGCGGCGAACCCACAGGCTCGCCTGCTGCGACGGGTTGATACACTACCTGCTCCCCAAACGTGTCCTGGAGGACTTCGTTAACGCCGGCGTCGATGGTTGGCCAATCAAGCATAGTAGGAACCTGCGGGGCGGTCCGGATGGCCGCCCCTTCTGGTTAATTCACGATCCCCGCCTAAGCGTAGGACCCGAGAACGTAGGTCACCCAGACTTCCAGCTTGCCGGTGACCAGCGCCTCCACGGCGACCGTGACGTTGATCTTGCCAGCCGCGGCCGTGATCTTGGCCGGCGTCGTGGCGCACGTCGGCTTCAGCACAGCGTCCGCAGTCAACGCCGCCGGCAGCGTCGCCGTCAGAATGCAGTTGCCCGCGCTGCCCGCCACACCAATCGCAACAGTGGCGGTCCCGTCCGCCGAGGTAAACGCGGTGGGCGCGTTCACGACGCCGCCGAGCAGGATGGCGTCCTGCGGGATGGTGTCGGAGTTCGCCGGGGTGATGGTGCCGGTTCCGGTACCATCCACGCTCACATCGAAGACCGCATGCGCGACCCTGAGGCCGTTGGCCTGTCCGGAGAAGCCCGGCACGCCAAACAGCTTGACCCGGACCGTCGCATCGCCGGTAAGCTGGGCGAGCTCCGCAAGGCCGATCAGGAGATTGGTCCCAACCGTGCTGGTCCCGACCTTGTTGACGTCGTCCCAGTAAACCAGATCACCGGCGTTGAAGGTGCTTCCGTCCTTCACCAGATCGAAGACGCCCGCGACCTGGGCCTCCATGCTGTCTCCGGCGTTCTGAGTGTTGACGGCGACGCCGAAGAGGTTACCGACTTTGACGCCGCCGCCGGAAAGCACGTTATAGGGCGCCGTAATCGTGAGGGAATTCCCTCGATGGACATAGTTCATCATTTCCGTTTTCTCCCTGTTCTTGAAATTGGTGGGGCGGCGAGGACCGCCGCCCCGATTGGTTGCGGCAACGCCCTACGAAGCGGCGCTAGTGTTCTTTTGCAGGCCGCGGTACTCAATGGCCGCGGCGGCGAAGTCCATGCGGGCCTTGATTTCGATGCCGTCGATCTCGAAACCCTGCTTGGTTTCCATGTACACGCCCTCCTGGCCTTCCAGGTAGCAGTATTCGATGGTGTCGATGTCAGCCGGGTCCGCGATGGCGTACCAGGCAACGGTGCTGTTGGCGTCGAGACGCGGTTCGACGATGGGCACCATGCTCATGACCCAAGCGGGCACCACGCCGGTCACTGCGGTGGCGGCCAATTGGAGCGGGGCGATCAACTGCAAGCCCGTGCTCTCCAGCGCGGCCGGCATGACGAGATACCGGGGCGTGAGATCCAACGGAGTGCCTTGCGGCGCCGTCTGGAGGCGGAAGGCGGTCCGGGACTGCTCGAGGCCGGCAAGCGCGAGCGCGCCGTTAGCGCCGGTATTGAGGTTCTTGTGCCCGGCGGCAAAGAGCGCGGTTGCGACCTTGTCGCCCGTGTACACGGCCGAAGGATTCGACGTGATGACACCCCAGACCTTGTCGGACTCGAGGCGGGCGGCGGCCACGCCGAGAATGGCGGGGACGCGCGTGAACGCCTGGGTGTCGTCGTTGATGATCGTCTTGCGGGTCAGCGCGACGATCTCCCCGAAGGTTGCCAGCGCATAGTTCACGTTGCTGTCCATGAGCTGGGCGCGGTGGTATTCACCGTGCTCGTTCAGGGGTTGCAGCGAGGGAGCATCCGAAAGCTGCACGCGGTTGATGGGCTTGAAGTCGGCGGCCGTCACCTGCCGGCAGAACACCTTGAACGTCTGTTTGTAAGCCTGGTAAGCCTGGCGCAGAGTCTTGTTGGCGACGTTGGCCAGCAAGGCGGGGAAGTCCGAAGTCGACTCGGCGCCGCCTTCGAACAACTGGAAGCCGCCGGCCGGGCGGTTGCTGCGCAGAATATATTCGGCCAGGCGATTCCTGTCGAAGCCGCGGGTCCGGACGCCATGCGCTTCGAGGAACTGGCGGCCGACCTCCAACATCGAGTAGCCGACAAACTCGCGCGCCATATCCTGGGCCTGGCGATGCTCCGCGTCGCCACAACCGGCCAGGTACACGCCCGCCTCGTTTTTGCGGGCGTAGAAGTTCGGGTCATAGCGCAATAGGAAGGCCGCTTCCATCTGGCGAGCCTGAGTGTCGGCGCCGTCGCGCGTGACGGAGAATTCATTGTGGGTCTCGTGACGCACCCCGCCTAGCGTTTGCTCGCCCTTCCTGGCGACCTCATCCAGCAGCTTCGCGCGGGCCACGTCCAGGCTGACGCCCTCGTTCACCAGCGCGTCCAGAAACTGCTGCGACACGCCGTGCTTCAACATCGGCGTCCCGACAGTCCGGATCTCGACAGCGGTGGTGAACCGGGTCTTGGCATCGGCGGCCGTAACGCCCGATGCGATGAGTGCGGAGGCGAGGGCCTCCATTTTGAAACTGGCGCCGAGCGCGGTGATGTCCGACACCCGCGTCCGTTCCAGAGTCGCTCCCTCGGCGCGCGCCGCGTCGAGCATTGCTTGATCATTCCGGGCTGCCACGCCCGCTTGTGGTTCCATGGTGATTTCCCCTTTTGGGCTGGTTGCCCCTGGTGCTACAACTGCTGCTCCGTCCGCGCCATCTGCGGACAGAAACTGTGTACTGAAATCGGCCGCCACGGTGATTGGCGAGATCTCGAACGGCTCCCAATCGGTGGCCTCAAAGACCTGCACATGTTGGCCACTCGGGTGCGGCGCCAGCACACCGTTTCCGCCCTGATCCCGAGCCGGCGACATCGCGTATACCCAAGCGCCGAAACTCAGATTCCCGACGCGCCCCGTCTTGATTCCCGACCACAGCATGTCCGTGTCGGGGTTTTCTCCTTCGACGCCGAACTGAAGCGTGGCGAGGCCCTTTGGCCCATCCGCCCACGCCTTTGCCACCGTGCCCCTTTGCGCCCTGGTGCCCGCCTGGTTGGCAGACATGGACTTGTAGTCCAGGCCGTTCATGTGGCAGTCGAACACCGGAGCGTTCGCGTTCAACCGCTCCAGCCGGCAACCGGCCATGTTCATCCGCAACATGAACGGTTCGCCGGTACTCGGATCGGTCCGCGGTACCGTCTGCCCGCCATACCAGACGACATCGACCGTGCGCGCCTTTTCGCTGATGCTCGACGGCTGGAAAGAAATCTCTCCGGCCTGTGCAGCAAAGAACTGGCCAGGCGGCGCTGCCGCTGCCGGTGGCGGCGGTGGCGGCGCATTGGCCGCGCCGGTCAGTTGAATACCCTCGTTGATTAGTGCCATTGCTTGTCTCCCCTTTCCCGGCTAAACCTTTGCCGCGATGTACTCTGTTTCACCCAACTTCGAAAACTGGTAAAGCTGTTTCTGTAGCCACTTGATGTGGCCCTTGTTGCCATTGCCGCCCGTCCGATGCCACTTCACCAGGTGCTGGTAGAAGTGGAAGACTTCCATGTCCCCGACCTCATAAGCAGCCCTACAGAGGCTGGTGAATCGCGCAATGGCGGCAAGCTCGGCCGCCATAGCCTCGCCCAGCATGCCGTCGATGGTGTCCTGGCTCTTGGCCGCCTTCGGCGCGGTTGTGGGCGCGCCCTCCAAGAACAGCAACTTCGCGGTGAGGTCCATCCAGAACCCTTCCGCTTGCTCATGCAGGTCCTTGAAGCCATCGGCGATGCTCAGGCCAAGCCGCTTCAGGTCCAGCGCGTTCAAGGCATACTGCAGCATCAAAGACGCCTCTATCTCCGCGGCCTCGTTGAGGCCGGTCATTACTCCGGGGTCGCCCTTCATCCGTGTTCTCCTTTACGTGAGGTAGGTCCTCGTGCAGCTATCCCAAGCGCGCGAAGAATGTTCGATGCCTGCGACCAGCAGGGTCTTGATCATCCCGTAATCCTCTTCCGTCAGCGCAGCCATTCCCTGGCTCTTGGCGCCGCCGGTAACAGCCTTGCTGGTGGGCAGGCGCTCCTGCGTGGCGGCGGGCTGCTCCTGGCCGCGGAGCGTGGTGTTCCGGGGATCGCAGTCCAGGATGATTTCGGCTTTGTCGATCAGCTTGTTGAATAGTTGAATCTGCGCCAGGTTGGTCCGGGGATCGTAGCCGGCGGCGAGAACCGCCTCGAACCACGTAAGCTCGCCCATGCGAATCCGCTTCAACGTGGCCTCGGCTTCTTTCACCGGGTCGACCGACTCGAAGCGCGGCGCGGTCCACTGCGTCCCGTAAAGCCTGAGCTTTGCGTTGGTGAGCGCGCTGAGCGGAATCTTACCCAGCAGCACCAGCGTGTCGATGACGCGGCGCCGGACCGGCATGCAGAACTGTTTGATCAGCGTCAACCATCGATAGTTCTCGATGGTGTTCCTGAAACCCAACTGCCCGCCGCGCCACGAGGAGTAGTTCACCTTCGACAGGTCGCCGGTAAGCAACTCATAGGGCAGGCCCAGGCCGGCGGCGATCTGCTCAAGCTCCGTGGTCTTATACTCGCGATACCCGCCAGCCGGTCGCGGGTTGTTGAACTTCACGTCCTCGCCAGGTTTCAGATAGGCGGTCATGCCCGGCTGGAACCCCTCGACCGGGTGGGTGGTCAGCGGATCGTTTCCTTTGAAGCCAAGCCAGGAGCCGGCGATGCCCTCGGGCTGAGTGATCATCGCCACGACGCAGGCCTCGATCTTCTTCCGGACGCGCTCTGCGTCGGCGTAATCGTCCAAGTCGCGGAGGGCCAGCATTACCGGCGCCAGCCACGGTATTCCCCGCACCTGGCCAGGCCGGAGGACTCTGTACGAGTGAAGGATTTGGTCGGCCGGCACGGGCTGGCTGATGATGCCGCCGCGCGGGTTCAGGATGAGCACGCCGCCGGGGTGGTAGGTGTAGATCCAGTAAGCTACCCTGCGCCCGACCATGTCGAACTGGACACCCTGCATCACGTGGCCGTTGATGACGCCCATCGTCCGGGCGTGGTCCAGGAAGTCGGCCTCAAGCAACTGAAGTTGCAACGGCACCCGGAGATTGTCCTGCGTCAGCCGCGGCCGGAAGCGCACAATCGATTCACCGCTTTCAACCATGGTCCGCAGCACCAGCGCCTGCATCCCGTAGAAATCGAGACGCTGCGGCGTGTCGCATTCGTCCGAGAAGAACGACCACTCGGTGTCGATCAGCTTGTCGAGGCCTTCATCGCCAGTCTTGGCCATGGGCACGATGCCGGTGCCCACCGCGTTGCCGACGAGTTCCTCGACGCCCTTGACCGCGTACGGGTTGTTCCGGACGAGGTCGCGCGAGCGATTGCGGAGCCAGACCAGCGACCCCATCAACTCTACGTTGGCGTCGCTCGACGGTGCGTACCACCCATACGCGCGCCGGCCGGCCGCGGCGCCGTCAAACGAGAAGCGCATCGCGTGCCTGTCCATGTACTCCTGCAGCAACTGCGCACGCGCCCGCTCCGGAGTCATCCGGGGCGGAACCGACCAATCGCGGCGCAGGACGGGCATGCGCGTCGACAGCGGTTCGGATGCAAGGCCCAGATTAGATGTCATAGAAGCGCCTGAAAGTGAACCCCGGCTCCTTCACGTAGAAGTCGAGATCGTATTTGCGTCGCAACGGTTCGAGGGCCTCGTCGACCTTCGTTGCCGTCTCCTCATCCAGCGGAAACTCCACTTCGAGGATGTAGAGGTTGGCAAGGTTCCCCTTGGGCTGGAACTGGCGGCGAGTTGCGAGCGAGAGCAACGTCTCTGTCTCGGATCGACGGAACAATCCCTTTATCGCGGCCGTGGCCGCAGCGTAGAAAGATTTCATGTGAGTTTTACCAGACGTCCCACCACGGACAACCGGGAAAGCCAGGGCCAGGAGGACCGTCGCCGCGGCGGGTTTGTCCAAGCGTCGACTTGCTTGCGCTCGTGTTGCCGAAGGTCCGGATCTGGTCTTCGATATCGTCCTTAGCCGCGAGAAGCTCATGCATCGCGCGGTACGTCACCTCGCGGCCGTCCGGATACCGGACCCGCATGACCGAATTACCGATAGCCTCGTTGATGGTGTCGAGGTTTGCCTGAAGCTGGGGAAGTGTGAGCGCCATTATGCCGCCTCCGCGTGTACCGCCAAGGCATCGAAGCCTATGCCGTCCTGGTTGTGCGCCTCGCCACCGGCGAACTTCTGCCAGCGCCGGATGATCACATCGCAGTATCTGGGGTCGAGCTCCAGCATGACCGCGCGCCGATCCGACTTCTGGCACGCGATGGCGGTCGTCCCGCTTCCGGCAAACGCATCCAGGACCACCGCTCCCGGCTTGCTGCTGTTGCGAATGGCGCGCTCGACCAACTCGACCGGCTTCATGGTCGGGTGTTCAAGGTTTGCCATCGGCCGCTTGATCTGCCACACGTCGCCGAGGTTGCGCTCGCCACACCAGAAGTGGCTCCCGCCCTCGCGCCAGCCATACAAGATCGGTTCGTACATGCGCTGGTAGTCGGACCGGCCCAGCGTGAAGTGATGCTTGGCCCAGATCACGAACGTCGACCAGTGGCCGCCCGCGTCGGTGAACGCCTTGTAGAGCGTGTGCAGTTCCGATGACGACATGCACACGTAGAGGGCGCCGTTCGTTACCGCCAGCATGTTCGCGCAGACGTCGCGCAGGAACTCATAGAACCTGCCGCCGAGTGCATCGTTGTCGATCTTGAGTTTCTTCGCGGTCTTGCCTTCGTAATCGACGTTGTACGGCGGGTCCGTGAAGACCATGTCGGCCATGCCGCCGCCGAGCGCCGTCTGAAGGTTCGCGAGCGTCTCCGCGCTCCCACAGACCAGGCGATGCTTGCCAAGTACCCACACGTCGCCCGGCGCAGTCACCGCCTCGACCGCGGCTTCAGGCTCTGGCGCGTCATTCTCCGGCGCGTTGCCTTCGAACGTCGTCTCCTCGCCGATGGAGAGTGCGGCCATCTCCTCCTCGGAGAAGCCGACCAGGTCGAGCGTCAAGTTGCCTTCGGCCATAAGCTGATTCAACTCGGACCGCAGCATGTCCTCGTTCCAACCCGCATTCAACGCCAGCTTGTTGTCGAGGATTACCAACTCGCGGCGCTGGTGGTCGGTGAGGTAGCCGAGCACAATGACCGGCACCAGCGTCATGCCGAGCTTGCGCGCCGCCGCCAGCCGCGCGTGGCCGGCGATGAGAACCCCGTCCTCGCCCGCCAGGACTGGGTTCACGAAGCCGAACGCCCGGATGCTCGCCGTCACTTCGGCGATCTGCCTCTCGGAGTGGGTCCTCGCGTTCTTCGCGTAGGGGATCAACTTCTCAATCGGCCAATACTGAATATGGAGATCGCGCGTGGAGTCAACGGGTGGTGCATCGATAGTGGTGGCGGCAGTGTTCTCCATGCGCGATCTCCGAGGGGTCAGAGCTACTGGGCGGGCACGGCGGGCTGGACCGGCGCGGGCGCCGGCGTGTTGGCGTGGAAGCCGCGCAGAGTACTCGCCGTGGATTCCAGGTCCGTGATTGCCTGGGCGATGGTCGGGTTGTCGCCGGCCGCCGCCTGCAGCGACGCAATGATCGCATCCACGCGCGTGGCTTCGTCACTCGCCGCTTGTTTCACATCCGCAACCGCGGTCTGCAGTTGGGTAACTTGGTCAGTAAGCAATTGAAGGCTCCTTTCGATTCGCTGTTGACTGTCAACTATCT